ATATGCTATAATATTATTATGATAGCAACTAAAAAACAAGTAGGTGGTAAACATTATACTGACTATAAGATACAACCTATAGAATTTATAACAAGTAATAACATTGGTTTCATTGAAGGTAATGTAATCAAGTATGTTACAAGGTTTAGACAAAAGAATGGTATAGAAGATATAGATAAAGCTATACATTACCTAGAACTTTTAAAAGAAATGTATTACAATGGAAAAACTTAAAACAAAAAGAGTTTGCAATAAATGCAAAGAGCCTGCTAGAATCTGGGATAAAGGTCAGTGGTGGTGTTCTATTGATAGTAGCATGGGTAATTGGAACATGCGTGGTTATTGCAGCAAGGAGAAAAAGAAATGAGAAACTTACTTACAACAACTATAGGTCACTTAATTATTGTAGTTATTCTTATTGGTTTATATGCATTACTAGGAAGTTTGTTTACAAAAGCTGAAGCAGGTAGCAAAGTAGGTGTTGGTGATTTTGTTATGGCAGTCAGCTATACAGAGTCATACAATGATTTACAGTATGTAGCTAACTTTGTTAATTGTAATATGGCACAGAAATATTACGATGACAACTGTGCTACACAAGGTGCAATGATTATGATGTGTCAATTAGAAGAGCATCTCTTTATGCCTATTGGTCATAATAGTGATTCATCATTTGACTTTGAACCTACTGACAGACAGTCATGTGGCTTTGTCGGTGTACAGAAACCTAAATTTACAAAGGATTAATTATGCCAGGAACTAATGGTACAAATGATTACGAAATCCCTGGTGCAAAGTTAAAGACTGCAGTACCAAGTGATAAGTATAAAGAAGGATGGGACAGAATCTTTGGTGCCAAACCTAATGATAAACAATTTGATAAGGTCAAGAAAAAACCGAAAGGTCGGTCATAACTATGGCTCTATCATTCAAAGAAGTCTGCGAAGAATTAGCTAAGATAGACGAAACAACTCTTCTTGAGGTACTTGATATCTCATCAGAGGATATAGTTAATCACTTCCAAGACAAAATCGAGGAAAATCTCGAAGAACTATCTAATGATTTAGATGAACATTCTAAACAATTAGACATATTTAACGAAGAATAATAGGAGATAGCATTGGATATTTACCAATCGGTAATAGCATCAAGTAGATACGCACGTTTTATACCAGAACTTAAACGTCGTGAGACATGGGAAGAGACAGTAGACAGGATGGTTACATACCTTAAGTCTAAAAACAAAGGGTTAGACAAAGAGTTTAAAGAGATACGTGAAGCAGTACTTAATTTAGAAATCATGCCTTCTATGAGGCTTATGATGTCAGCAGGAGAAGCATGTGAAAGGGACAACATTGCTGCTTACAATTGCTCTTATTTGGCTATTAATAATAAACGAGCTTTTAGTGAAGCACTATACATTTTAATGAACGGAACAGGAGTAGGATTTAGTTGTGAGAGACAAGAGATTAGTAAACTACCTAGCATACCAGAGGTACTTAGTAACACTGATGATACTATTGTTGTTGGTGACAGTAAGCTTGGCTGGGCGAAGTCGTTTAAGAAACTACTATCTAGTCTATGGGAAGGAGATATACCCAAGATTGACTACTCTAATGTTAGACCAGCAGGTGCTAGGCTAAAGACATTTGGTGGTAGAGCTAGTGGTCCAGAGCCATTAAAAAGATTGTTTGATTTTGTAGTAGATTCATTCAAACATGCTCAAGGTCGTAAACTAACCTCGTTAGAGGTCCATGATATAATCTGTATGGTAGGTGAAATTGTAGTCGTTGGTGGTGTTAGACGTTCTGCCCTTATCTCACTATCTAATCTTACAGATAAACGCATGAGAGAGGCTAAAATGGGTGCCTGGTACAATGATTTTGCATGGCGAGGGTTAGCTAATAACTCAGTTGCTTATACAGAAAAACCTGATATGGAAACATTCATGGATGAATGGGTATCATTAGTTAAATCTAAGTCAGGAGAACGTGGTATATTTAATAGAGTTGCTGCGCAGAAACAAGCTGCTAAATGGAAAAGACGTGATGAAACAATGAGTTACGGAACCAATCCTTGCAGCGAGATTATACTACGTGATAAACAGTTCTGTAACTTAACAGAAGTAGTTGTAAGAAATGGTGATACTAATGATAGTTTACTTAACAAAGTACGACTAGCTACAATACTTGGTACATTACAATCTAATCTAACTAACTTTCAGTTCTTATCTCATGACTGGAGTAAGAATACAATAGAAGAAAGATTACTTGGTGTATCACTAACAGGTATTATGGATGCTAAAATAACATCTAATCCTGACCCTAAATTTTTAGAGGAGATGAGAGACCATGCCAGAAAAACAAACCACAAATACGCAGACAAACTTGACATACCAAGAAGCACAAGTATTACATGTGTTAAACCTTCTGGGACTGTTTCTCAGCTCGTTGATAGTGCTAGCGGCATACATGCTCGTCACGCTGACCACTACATAAGAACTATCCGTATGGATAAGAAAGACCCTATCTATGAGTTTCTTAAAGGTCAGGGTGTAACAGTAGAAGATGAACAGTACAGACCAGAGTCTACTGCAGTGTTTAGTTTCCCAATGAAAGCTCCTAAAGGTGCTGTTACTCGTAATGATATGACAGCTATAGAACAGATGGAAAACTGGTTAGTATATCAACGTCATTGGTGTGAGCATAAGCCATCAGTAACTATCAGTGTTAAAGATGATGAGTGGATGGATGTAGGTGCATGGGTATGGAAATACTTTGATGAGATATCAGGTATATCTTTCTTACCACATAGTGACCATACATACGTACAAGCACCATACCAAGATGCAACTAAAGAAGAATATAATGCATTACTTAAAGAAACACCTAAACATATAGACTGGACTTCATTCATTGAAGAAGATGACAATACTGAAGGTAGTCAGACATTAGCGTGTACTGGAGGTGCTTGTGAAATTTAGTTATTACCCTATACTCGGAGTTCATCTAGGCTTCGAGTTTACTAACTCAATGGTAGATGGTGAAGATATAAGTTATTTATTAATTGATGTATTTGTTATAAGAATACAATGTGCGTGGTATCCACAATGAAGTTGGCTATCATAGGAAGTAGAAGTATTGAAGATGATGCCTGGACTCTTAAAACCGTAGATAAAGCAGTAAAAGAACTTAATCCTACATGCATACTAATGGGTGCTGCTAGAGGTCCAGACAATGCAGTAAGTCATTATGCAGAGTCTCATGATATAGATTTAGTAAGGTTCCTACCTTATCATCTATTAGACCCTGTAGCTAACTTTGATAGTAAACATTTCTTTATACGTACTAAACAAATTATAAACAATGCTGACCATGTACTAGCCCTTTGGGATACTAGAAGTCATGGTACACAGTATGCAATTAGATATGCTCAGAAGCTAGAGATACCTGTTAATGTCGTGAAATTTGTCTGGTAACTTTACAGTCTTCATAAATAGCTACAAACTCTGTAGTATCTAATTTAGATTTACCTAATTTGAGGGGGTCAATATAGTCCCCTCCAATTACTGCCATACATATAGCAACAACGTGTAGTATTATTGACTTACTCGTTTCCAGACCTTACTCCTGTTTTTCTATTTACTATTGTATTAGTATACGTATTGTAATATCTTTCATCATCTCTCTTAGCATCTTGAGACTTATCAAACCTACCAAATCTCCAAGCATTAATTAATTTATCTGTATCTCCATCAACTAAATCATAATGATATTTAATAATAAGTTTAGCAAGTCGTTTATAGTCTTTCTTATCTTGTGCTGATGTTAAATCTCCAGCTTCCCCATACTCATATTTTTTATCATATCCAGGTTCATTAGGTTCTTTACCATACTTTAAAAAGTTATTACCTTGTTGTATAAATCTTTTAGTATAATCTTTTAAATCATCAGGTAATTTAATATGATTATTGTTTACCATATCAGCTACTAAATCTCTAGTCATTTGTACAGGACCATAAGCAGAACTGCCTTCTTCTGGTGCATGATTAGTTCTAATAAAACCTTCTAAATCCCCTACTTCAGCTCTCTTAAAGTTTTGATAAGCCTCTTCTATAACATCTACTTGAGATGGTTCTTCTTGTACATTACTATCTTCTTTCTTTTTTACTACATTTTTTAATTTACCTGTTTCAGGGTCATATGATAAATCTAATAAATCTTCTAATTGATATGTTTTATTTAATAACTTTGTAAAATCTTCTGAACTTAGGT